CCTCCACCATACCTTCTTAGGAGACTTACGTGAATGCGGAAACTGACGCGACTCAGAAAGAGACTGATGAAAATTTGTCCAAAATGGCTGCCCTGCGACTTGCAGTGCAGTCTCGGATTAGCAACTTTGTTGCTATCATCATCCCTTGTATATCTGGGTTTAGTCACTACCGTCAAACACGCATTGTTTCCAATTTTATAGTTGGTATGTTAAACCTTTCCCTCAACGCGAATTACGGAGGTGCTAGTATGAGTGATGCTGATATGGCCGCAATTAACATTCGTAAGAAGTTAGTTTTGGATTCTATCGAGAGCCTTGAACTCCTCGCTCGGCAAAGGGGGCTGCCCTATAATGGGTTCCCTCGCTCTGAGCTCGATCAATTATCTTTAATTGATCTACGTGAGATTCATGACGCCCTGCATGAACTCGTCTATGCTCCTCCCGCTAAGAGGTGAGGTCTATGGGGGGGTTGTGTTTTCCTCTAACCCACACTGAGGTGTGTAGGTGAGCACCGTTAACCGAGTAGAGTCGACGTACACTGGGTCCTGTGGTAGTAATACCAACATTGTCGGGGTGTATCGTTCCAGGGTCTCATCTGGTAGTAATTATCAGCCAGGTGAAGCTCCCGGAACACCACACCCTTACAATTACACACGCGTTAGTAATACGCGCGTATGTACACAGGCTTTCAACAAAATCACAGGGAAATATGAACCTGTGAGTTCCGGCAATTTTCCGCCGGCTATTGCTGCACCCAGCTATAACGACGCCTACATCAAAGCTCTTAATAAGCTCTTTGAGAAGGTTAAAGGGAGCGACTTCAACGCAGCGGTTTCTACCGCTGAATTGAACCAGAGTGTCAAGTTGATTGGCGATTCAGCCTTTCGACTTGCTCGCGCTTATCGCGCTGCCCGCAAGGGCGACTGGAACGAGGCTTCTCAGCAACTGCTGAAAAGGCACAAGACGTCTGGTGTTAAAAACACCGCGTCTACTTGGTTAGAACTCCAGTACGGTTGGATGCCCCTTATTAAGGACGTCCACGGTGCATATGAGTTCATCAAGGCCAGGCTTGAAGATGTGAATCTTTCACCTGTGCGTGCTAGAGCCGAGATTGAGCATGGTATGGAAAAAGCACTTAACCCGCAAAACAAGTGGGCTATTGCCTTCTACCGAAGGCGTGTGCAGCTTCTTTACTATCCTACATCTCGACTTTCTCTCGTTGATGCTCTTGGTCTAACCGACCCTTTGACTGTCGCGTGGGAGAAGATGCCGTATAGCTTCGTGATCGATTGGTTTTTACCAATCGGTCCCTGGCTAAACGCTTTGACTGCTGCGCGTCTGTTACAAGGGAAAGTTGTCATGACACAGTCCGAAATCTATTATCAGTTCGGATGCACCGTCGACAATTGGATTTACCGTGTCGAAGGTGGCGAATCTGCCGAAGAAAAGTATCTCTCCGGTACTCGCTCGATCATGGCCGCCTTACCTCCCCCAATGCTGCCGTCGTTTAAGCCTCTTCATCAGAGTCTTAGCTTACAGCATGCGTTGAACGGGATAGCTCTTCTGGCTAACCTCAAAAGATGAACTACTTTCGCAGCTTAACCTTTGATTTGGAAACAACATTATGTCCGCAATTGGCAATATAGCCATTCAGGATGGTCAGGCTTCACCAGCAACACACACATTTTACCCCATTACATCGGGGGAGCGCGCTCTTTGGCGCGAAAGCCAAACCGGTCTTGCTTTAATTGGCCAAGGGTCCATTTCGACCTTGACCAAGTTGAACCCGACCGTACGGCGCGTTCGTGTGGAGCTGGCATTACCTGCACTTGAAACTGCGACCGGAGCAAATGCTGCGGGTTATACCGCGGCACCAAAGGTAGCTTATACTGACCGTTTTGTTGGTGAGTTTTTCATACCTATCCGGGCGACCGAGGCGCAAGCCAAGGATCTTCGCGTGCTCGTCTCCAACCTTATTCTCAATTCCCAGATTGTCGACTTAATCGACAAAGGGCAAGGGCCTTATTAGGCCGAGATTATCAGTTGGGTTTCCTCCATTAATTTTGTTAAGGAGTTTTTATGTCCACTTGTGGTGGCAAGCCTAAGTTTGCTATTAGGCGACGAGCAAAAAAGCCAGTCGAAGTCTTTAACGACTTCTATTACAACTGGAAACGCGTTGATAGTGATAACCTCAAGCGAGACCTCCTTTCGATTCTTGGTTTTCCTTGGGTGTCTAATGCTTATACGACATTCCTCGGTTTACCAGAACCTGTCTTGGATGGTTCTGTCCGTGACATCGACCTGGTCCAAGCTAGGGCACTCTTCTCGAAAGATGAAGATATGCTTTCGCCTGTTGACCAAGAAGGTGTTGCGTTCAAAACCTTCCTCGATACCGAACTGTCTTGCTCAAGGGTAAACGGCTACTTCCGGGATAGGTCCGCTCGCGAAAGCGACGTCGAGTGTATACTTTTCTACGCTCAGCGGAAAATCGAATCTATTCTGGGGGAGTGTCCGCCCCTTTCAGAGCTTGACATGACTTTCGGGAAAGGGAGTACTACATCCTGTTCCGAACAAAAAGTATCGGCACGATGGAAACTGTCGACACCACCTAGTATATCACAGTCCGGTATCGGCTCCTTGCGGGAGCTGATACCTTGCATGCCTGGCTACTTCAAACTCTTTAAGAGAGTTGAAGTGCATCCAGGGAAGCTGGACTTTGTTCCGAAGAACTGGAAGACGATGCGCTCAATTTGCATTGAGCCGACCCTTAATACAATGGTCCAGAGGGGTATCGGCCGAATTCTCAAGCAGAAATGTTTGAGGGCCGGTATCAATCTCTTTGATCAGGGTATTAATAGAAATAGGGCTCGGGTAGGTTCCGTGACACAGAACCTGTCGACCATCGATCTTAGTAGCGCCTCTGATAGCATCGCGTACGGTCTGGTGATGGACCTGCTCCCTTGGGAGTGGTTTCATTTACTTGACAGCTTTCGTACCGGTGTTGTCACCTATAGGGGGGAATCCATTACCTTAGAGAAGTTCTCTAGTATGGGTAATGGCTACACCTTTGAGTTGGAGAGTTTAATCTTCTACTCAATCTCCTATGGTATTGCCAAACACTTTTCCGTTCCCTTCGACCTCACGGTCTATGGGGACGACTTGGTGTGCAACAATCAACTCGCCGCTCGAATCATTGAGTGGTTCCCAAAGTTTGGCTTCTCTGTGAACAAACAGAAGAGCTTTTCCACGGGCCCCTTTCGGGAGAGTTGTGGAGGTGACTATGTTAACGGAGTAGACATAAGGCCGTTCTTCCCGAAAGGGAGGTTCACTTATGCGCGTGTTGTAAGTTTCTACAACTTGCTCATGAGAAAGCCTCAGTTGGACAGATGCGGATTACTCCGCCAACGTCTTTTTAAGGCTTTGCCTTCGCGTTACCATCGTTTCGGACCTGACGGCTACGGAGACGGTCACTTAATCAGTGACATTACGCCTCTTAAGCCGCACAGACGACGCGACGGTTACAGTGGCGGTCTCTTCGAGACTATCACTGCGTTACCTCGACGAGATGTCTCCCCGTGTTATGGGGATCTTCTACTTCCTGCTTATTCCAGTTATGCTGGGACGAGCAGAGAAGCTCCAGCCGACCATTATGTTGTGCGGTCGACCGGTAAGAAGAAAAAGCCACCTGAATCGAAGGTAACACGTGTCTACGTACTAG